TGTTAGCGGTTCTTGGACATCAAATAATTATTCATATTTGAATTCAAATGCAGCAGCAGCTTCAAGTTCTGCTCTTATTAATAATGTAACTAGCAGCACTATATCTTTTGCTGGTTCAGATAGTTTTGTAAATGGAAATTATAATTATGTTCATTATTGCTTCGCAGAAAAAACTGGTTATAGCAAGTTTGGAACTTATACTGCTAATAATAGTTCAGATGGACCATTTATCTACACAGGATTTAGACCAGCATTTTTTATAGCAAAAAGAACTGATAGCACTGGAAACTGGCACATATTTGATGATAAAAGACTTGGATATAATGATCAAAATAAAAGATTAGCTGCAGACTCAACTGGTGCAGAAGATCAAACTGCAATAGATATTCTTTCAAATGGTATAAAAATTAGATCAAATAGCAACAGTTTAAATAATCATTCAGGTAATATGCTTTATTGGGCATTTGCCTCAGCACCCATAGTAGGAACTAATAACATTCCAGCAGTTGCGAGGTAACCTCGCATGTATTTTGGTGCTACTCCCTTTTCGGCAGCAGCCTTCTCAGATGTAGGCTTTAATCCTAATGCATTCGTTAATGTTCTTGGATCAAGATTAAATGAATCTACAGGCACGGTAGGTTTAGTTGGTAAAGCTAATGTAACTGTTAATGGTACAAGACTTAATTTTACTATTGGTAATGTAACCATTGTAGAAGGTACAGGTGTTATTGTATCTCCTGATGGTAATCGTATTAATGTTACAACTGGTGATCCAACTATTGTTGCAAAAGCAACATTAGCTCTTACAGGATCAAGAGTAAATCTAAATACAGGTACACCTACACTCGCTTCTGTATATTCTGTATCAGGATCTAGAATAAATACAAATACAGGAAACGTTACAACAATTGGTAAAGCAACAGTATTACCAAATGGATCTAGAGTAGATGTTAGCACAGGATCAGTAACTATATCTGCTGATGCAAACTTATCAGTAACTGGAAATAGAGTAGATGTTGAAATAGGTAATGTTACAACAAGAGCAAATGCAACCGTAACCGTAACAACAAATAGACAAAATTTATCAACAGGAACTGTAACGATTGTAGCAAAAGCTACGGTTACTCCTGATGGTAGTAGAATAAACATAGCAGATGATTCTGTATTAATTAAAAAATGGGATGGTATCGTACCAGGAGCTACTCAGGTATGGGAACCTATTCAAACATCGTTAGGATAAAATATGTTATTTGGAGCAACACCTTTTTCATCAACCACTTTTGCAGGCGTAGGTATTCAAAATGTAGTGGTATCGGTCAATGGTAAAAGAATAAACGTAGCAATAGGCAATACTAATATTGAATTAATAACCGAAGCACCTGTAACAGGCAACCAAATAAACCTTGCAAGTGGCACGGTTAATGTGATATCATGGAATGCAATAATTCCAGGGGCAACGGGAACATGGGTACCTATCGACCCAAACAACCCATAAGGAGAAATATATGGCGTCAAGTACATCGAGTGACTTAAAACTAGAACTAATTACTACAGGTGAGAAATCAGGAACCTGGGGTACAATTACAAATACTAATTTACAAATATTAGAGCAAGCAGCATCAGGATACCTATCATTAAATGTAGGATCTGGTGATGTCGCTTTATCTTTAGCAAACCATGCTACAGCAAATGGTAAAAATTTATATTATAAACTAACTGGTACACTAGCAGCTAATAGAACGGTGACTATGCCTGATTCTGCTGAAAGAGTATTTATTGTAGAAGATGCAACAAATAGATCTTCTTCTAATTACACACTAACAGTTAAAACTGTATCAGGAACTGGACTGGCTTTACCTATTGGTTCAACAACAGTTTTATATTCTGATGGTACAAATATTACAGGTAAATTACAAACCAAAGGATATCACACACCAGGAGGCACATATACTACAGTCAATGGTGATCAAGTTTTAATTAACACATCTGGAAGTGGTATTAGTGCTGCAGTTACAATAAACTTACCTGCATCACCTGCTATCGGAAACGAAGTTACATTTATTGATAGTGGAAATAATCTTGCATCTAACAATTTAACAGTTGGAAGAAATGGATCTAATATAAATGGATCAGCATCTGATTTAGTAGTTTCAACCAACGCTTCAGCTTTTACATTGGTGTATGTTAATGCAACAAGAGGCTGGGTATATAAAGATAAGATATAGGAGCTAACAAGTGGCTCTAATTGATTTCAAAGTCCTACCAGGAATAGATAAACAAAACACTGACTCTGGTGCTGAGTTTAGATGGATTGATTGCGATAATGTTCGTTTTAGATATGGCTTACCAGAAAAAGTTGGTGGGTGGTCATCACTTGTTACAGATACAATAGTAGGTGTAGCAAGAAGACAATTTGCATTTGTAGATTTAGATGGCAATAGATATGTTGCTATTGGAACAGATAAATTTTTATTATTATATTTTGAAGGTCAGCTATACGACATTACACCTGTAAAGGCAACTTTGTCTGGTGCAACAATTGCAACTACAAGCGGTTCTGCTATTTGTTCTATAACTAAATCTACACATGGATTAGTAGCAGGTGATATTGTGCAACTTAATAACGTAACATTACCAGGTGGTACAGGTTTTAGTAATTCTGACTTTGAAGATAAAAATTTTCAAGTAACTTCTGTTACGTCAAGTTCTGTATTTACAATTACACAAAGTTCCAATGCATCAGGGACTGTATCTACAGGTGGTAGTTTAGAACTAATTCCTTATGAACCCGTAGGACCAAGAGCACAATCATATGGTTATGGTTGGGGTACAGATACTTGGGGTACAGGTGCGTGGGGTGAAGCATCATCAGCAAATGATGTAACACTTGAACCAGGACTATGGTCATTAAGTAATTTTGGTCAAGTGTTAGTTGCAACTATTGCAAACGGTAAAACATTTACATGGAATGCAGGAGCTGCAACACCATTAGAAGTAAGAGCATCAACAGCAACATCTGGTTTTACAACTACAAACAATCCAACTGCAACAAGAGTAACACTAGTGTCACCAACAACACGTCACTTAATTCATCTTGGAACAGAAACAACTATTGGTTCAGCTTCAACACAAGATGATATGTTTATCAGATTTTCCGATCAAGAAGATATTAATGATTATGTTGCAACTGCAATTAATTCTGCAGGTTCACAAAGATTACAAGATGGCACAAAAATTGTAGGTGCATTAAAAGCAAAAGAAACTATTTTGGTTTGGACAGATAATGCTTTGTATACCATGAAGTTTATTGGTGCACCTTTTACATTTGGATTTGAACAAGTAGGTACAAACTGTGGTTTGATAGGTAAAAATGCAGCTGTAGAAATAGATG